GCCGTACCATAGCCGCCAGATATCATGAGCCCCGCGATCTTGAACACATCAGTATCTAATTCAATAATCGGGAATAAAGAGTCGGACATCACACCCCTAACTAGTGCTAGAGCTTCACTGTTATATCCCAGCCTTTCCGCTAACTTAACCATAACGGAAGCTGCCGCCAATCCGATGTCATATGGCATCGACGTATCAAAGCCCCCATAATCACCATCAAATACACAATCTTCAGAATCAGCAAATTCTGCGAAATAATCATAAAAAGCTTGGCCTTCGGCGAACATATTTATACCTACAGACATATTAAAAATATTTCGATGTTGAACCATGAGAGTGAAAATGGGCGCTAAAACTTGTCTCGCTAATATCAAATAGTCCAAAGGAGCAGGGTAAAACATACGTGTTTTGCCCGTTTTAACTTTCTTTATAGGTCTAGGCTCATCTTTAAGTTTAGCACCAAATATAACTCCAGATGTCTCACCAGAAAAATATTGCTTTTGTCTAGCAAATATTTTTTCTTTTAAATCATCCGAGGGTTCGCGTACAAATTCTATCTCTTCATCGACAAGCGGCAAGTGGATGCGTTTTTTGCCTTTAAACCCATATCCAGCTCCTGTGGCCACATTTATACGGCGCAAATACGCGTCTTCAGCGGAACCATTAACCGCTTCCTTAAAGGTTAGAGGTTTTAAAGAAGTTACACCAACCATTTTGAGTTCAGAAACAATACGATCTACGAAGTGATCCACACATTGCGATAAAATTTCTCTATCCAGTGGTTTCTTAGAAGCATTAATCTTAATAAGATTATTATTTTGGGGAGAAACGTATTGCCCATCCACAAACTTAGGCTTCATAATGGGTGGCGCAAATTCCTCCTTGATCTCAAAACCGACGTCAGCGAACAATTTATCAACTGAGTCGAGCTCTGTTCTGACCACGGATGATCCTTTAGGCATTATAATGGGCCTCCCGTCACTACCATAGTATTCGACATTGTGTAGATTCATAAACATAAAAGGACTTTTGTGTTTAGGATCAGTGAACTGTACCTCCATATCCGCTTGAGAAACAGGAGTCATTAAACTAAGTCTACTCTCAAGTTCTGTTATTCCATTATTTATGCGATTTATATCAAACAATGCACCATAAGCATCATTAGTGCCGGTACGTCCAGCACAGTGAATACCTAAGATGTATGGTCCACTGTTGATTTTCCCATATATCGGCATACCGCAGAATCCAACTTTATGATCCGGCCATTTGTAAGAGCACGCCGCAGGTACAACATAATCACCTTTGGGATTACTGACCGCCAAGTTCTTTAAATTCCTAATTAAGATAACAGAATCAGATATTTTGCCTTCTAAAAATGAAAATTCAACATTATTTAAATGCTTAAGTATATTCCTGAACTGCACTTGTGACAGGCTGACAAGCGTCATATCATTTCCTAAGTCATAAATAAGTTTACGACTCACAATTGACTCCTTATAGCAGTTTGTAGCTGAAAATGCGGTGGTAGATACTTTTATGACAAAATCACCATCTGGGACGGCGTGTGTTGGTATTATAGCAAAGTTATTGCAGATACCAAAAACGCATACCTTAGTGACGCGATTGTTGTTCTCAATCACACAAAAACGTAAATTGCTATTGCACGCCAAAGACAATTCATCTATTGTATTGGTAGCTGCGATGGGATGATGCAATGTGCGAATAGCCCAAGTATCAGGAATTCTACCCATAACTCTCTTTTGCGAAAAGGCGGCACCGATTAGTTCTTCATTACGATTTAACGCAGTATTAACTTGTGAATCAATCTTGAACTCAGTATGGTCTTCAGAGTATTTCTTAATAAAATAATCGTAAATGACCTTCCCTAACATGGAGATTCCGCCGACAGTTACAAGAACGCAAAACCCCCTATATACATATGGGGTGAGCAATTTCTTATAATCGCCGACTATTAAGTTAGCTACGTTGTCACAATGGGATTCGAATTTGGCCTTCTTTTCAACAACAACAGAGCTTGCGAGCGAAGACCGCATTTCAGATGATACATGTGACCTTAAATTGAACATGAGTAAAATCAAGAAGGTGAAAGTCAAACTACCAAACATAAAGTAAAACAATACAGACAGAGCAACAACTGCCATGTCCACGTAGTATTCAATATGTTCAGTTTTGCATTTAGGGTTCCACACGAGTGCTAGCTTTGTAAAGTTCAAATCTACGCCAGATAAAATTGCGCCCTTAAATTCAAGGAAGAGCTTTTTATAAAACTCAAACTTAAAATTGGGAGCATTATATTGGGATACATCTTCACCCTTACGAACAGATTTATAAATTTGATCGCCGCGATAATCTGGAACCCAGATCTCGTCTTCTGCATATGGATTGGGCAGATCGTAAAATTTATCGTTTTCTTTAGCCTCTGAACAAACGGTTCCATACGCAGTATTGACGTCATCTTTCTTCATAGATAAGAGCGCGGTCTCACGTTCCAATCGGTCTCGCATGAGGATGTACAATGCATCATACAACTGGTCGACTGTGCCTCCTTTGACTATATCGACGGTTTCAGATGTCTTAGTATCAACCTCTTTCTTAACGTAACAATTGAATGTGTATTTGTCA